GAGATGTCGGACAGTACTTGAGAAAAGTACTCTGGGGAGAGAGTTGCTTTCCGGACCAGGCGGCCAAGCCGGTGGCTAACCCGGGCAGACCGCTTGGGATTGTCGGTCCCTAGGAGATCAACAGCAAATGGATTATACATCCATTTGATGAGGTCCCTCCAGGTATCAGACTTCTCAAACGGTCGGCCCAGGTTAGACTCGAGCGCGAACAGGTCTCCAGACATCTTCACTAGAACGTGAAGGACTGGAAACGATTGTTCAAACTCTGGCCAGTCTAGCGATCCACACGACTTAAGGTGGAGGAATTCGACTTCGTCGTAAAAGGCGAAGGGACTTCCATCCCCCTTAAGAGAGCTCTGGAACAGGTAGGACAGGAGGGTCATGATCACTCTATCGAAAGAGTCATCATTTTCCTCCACTCCAATCTGGAAGGATACTCCGCCCACCGCGATGAAATAATCGCGAGCCGAGATCTCCCCAGAAAGGAGCTTTGTCCCCAGTTCGCACAGGAGCGCTTCCTCAAAGACTTTGGAAAGGTAAGCCTTTCCAGCTTTGGGGTTGCAAAACTCCTGCAGAGCTCGGACCGCCCTTGGGACTCCATAGAGAGGGAGGAAACCTTTCCTCTCCTCACCCCGCAGGGCAGCGACCACCAGTGGAATACTCCACCACTGGTCGCTGATCGACGAGATGGGAAAGGGGGTGATCTCCTCACCTTGGTACGTGAGACGTTTCGCAAACTCACAGAGCTCCGAAGAGATATAAGTCTTCGATGGAGACGTCTCAACGCCAAGAATGGTAAGGATCCGAAGGTACTGCTTGGCCACCCTACGATCCCCGATTAGGATATCGTCCCCAAGAAGGACGTACCGGCACGAGGATCACTTGACCTTGGAACGGTAACAAGCCAGGTACACCACAAAGTGGTGGGCCAGGGCAAATGCCGCCCAGGACGAGTAGGCTCCCATGGGATTCCCTGCCCGATAACGGACAGGACCATCAACGGTCGAAAATTCATATCCGACCATGATGTTCTCCCAATGAGAGACGTAGGAAGGGTCAAACAGGCCCCGGAGAGTGAAAGAGATAAAGGAGATAGGAAATCTATCGGTGGCCTTAGAAAGGTCCACGGAATAGAGAACCCCGACCCCTTTACTCTTTCACTCCTTAACCCTCTCAGAGAAAGCCCCCTGGCTAAAGGTCATATCCTGAGGAATTGTCTTCAGGATTCCGAACAGTCGATCGTGTAGAGGACGGAGGGCGGTCTGGGACCAATAGTCCAGGATCGCCACCATCCTCGTCTTACCCTCCCTATCTTGGATCCCCGTAACCTTGCGAATCTCGCAATAACGGGGGGTTCCCAGGACGGGGAGGTACTTAAGACTCGACTGGAAGGATTCCATAATACGGTAAAGCTTCTCTCCCCCAACAATCCGAATGGATTGTCGGAGGGATTCAGGCAGGGACCAGAGGTCATCCCAACACTCAAGGAGTGCATGGGAACCTCCTGGTCCCTTCTTTGTCGTAAAATGGAAAGACCTCCACCAACAGAAACCGTCGAGCTTCGGATCCCTCGACTCG